TAAAGGCAGACGCACCAATAACAATCGCTTCTAAACGCTTTACGCGGTTAAACAAGTCTTTGAATTGAATATCCATCTCGGTTTTAATAGCCACGATTTCCTTCTCCAATCCATCAATGCGCGTGTGCGCCGATTGTACAGTGCGCTTGTCCATTACTCTAATTCTTCCTTTAACTTAGCCATGAAATACTCACGACCACCTTGCAGTTGTATTAAGTTAAACTGAGCGCTTGCCATCTTTTGATCCAAAGAACCAATATGATTTATACAAGCTTTTGCCTCATCGCTTAGTTGATCTTCAGTGTATTCTACTTCGTCAATCGTAATGACCTTTTTGTTTTCAGTCATATTGATCTCCTTTCAGGTTATGCTGCCCAAGGTGTTCCTGCGGCAGTCGTTGGATTTACCATTGCGTCTATTTTTGACGCTATGGCAGCTTCAGTATCAGCTTGTGATACATGACCCCAGACCCAGCCTTGCGCTTGAGCCTCAGTAATATCGTCATATGGTGTGAAGTCAGACGCAGAGGCATCGTAGGTTAAGCCACAGGTGCCATAAGCTGATGCTGAGTTGCCATCATCATCAACGCCTGTGCAGCGCCAGTGAGCAATGTAAACGCCACCATCTGCTGTGTGACGCTCAAGGGTTGGAATAGTCCAAGTGTAAGTTACAGCCATTATGGTGTCTCCTGTGCTGCTAGATGTGCGGCATAAGCATCCTTAACTGCTTGCGTATGAACTGCGTTACAGATGGCTTGCACCTCTGTGCTTTCACCTGTGATGTCTGCATCTGGTGCGACTACATGGCGTGAATATCCACGGCTGATTTCTACACCATCACGCTTGATAACCGTGGCTGTACGCACCTGAACGTGCTTGAAGTCGCCTACGATCTCTATTTTGTCTTGTACTGTTTCTTCTGTTAGTGCCATCGTTTATCTCCTGTGATGGTTGGACTGACTACCCTGTAATCCAACAGGGGTGTTATGAAGTTATATAGCTAAATGTTATTTGATCTATATCTGTTGCTCCTGATGTTATATTACTTGTTGATAGTGATGAAGCCCCACTTGTTCCAACTGCTTGAAGATATGCTCTAGTTTCACCGTGATATATTGATGCTCTGAGTGCATAAGTGTTTGATGGAAAAGTCCCAGAAAACATTACTGCTGTGCCAGAAGAATAAAATCCACCTGTTGCGGGAGTAAATGGTAAAGACAATCGCAAAAAACCGCTTAAACCTGACGTACTTATGTTTGTAAATTTCGCCACCATACAGTGAACTATACGGCCAACTTTTGTGTAATATCCTGTTGCAGTTGTTGACGAGATATTAGTCCCATCAGAGAGTTGCGCAGTCCAAGTCCCCTCTTCATAGTCATCCAGCTTATTAGCCGACCCAGTGCCGCCAAGGTAGACACCGCCAGAGAGGTAGAGGTCTTTGTAAGTTACTCCGCTTCGACCAAGGCTAATTAAATTATCTGTAATCAGACCAGTGCTAGGATCGGCAGGATCAATAGACCGACTAGATGTGCGGAACATTACCCCTGTATTGCCTGTGCCAATATTTATTCTATCCCCGTAAGATGAACCAATACTCCCCACCGTGCCTGTTCCCTTACGGAACACAACAATATCGCCATCACTTACGCCTTTTCTCGTAAAGCGCCCTGCAAAGTTTCCGTCAACGGTAAACTGACCTATACCCGTTGACAATATTTCACCACCAACAGTGTCAACTGATTGCGCAGTCTTACCCACCAGCAAGTTACCGCTGCTGTCGATGCGCATGGCTTCTGTGGCAGAACCAGACTGACGTGTGTCAAACCTTAGATAACCGTTAGACGCATCTGTGCGTTTGCCATAGATTGCTGCATGGGCAGTTGAAGTAGACCAACCGTTTGTAGTTGATTGCCAAAACAATCCGTTGCCACTATTCGCAGATGTTGAGTTTGTCTCAATGAATATATTTCCACGGTTTGTTAGGCTTTCGCTAGGCGAACTCGTCCCAATCCCAACCCGACCGCTGCTGTCGATGCGCACCTTTGATGAATTGTTAATCCTAAAGTCTGCAATATAACTATGCGGAGTATTCTGCACATCTACAAGGATACCATTCCCTTCACCTGCAACTGCGCTGTTGCGGAACAATGCCGTAGCATAACCACCAACTGGCGTTGTTTTGTAGACAGTTAATGGTGTTTCAGTTGAGATATTTGTGCCAATAGATAATCTCTCCGCACTCGCATCCCAGAAGAACTTTGCCGTGGTGCCAGTGTCCTCGTAAAAGCTGATGTCGCCGTTGCGGTTTATTTCTTGGCGTTTTAAGCCGCCTGTGTAAAGGTTTATGTCACCGCTGCCTGAACCACTTTGATAAATTAAGAAGTCACCATCAGCGCTGTTTGATACACCAATAGACCAGTCTACTGAAGTTGATGCGCTATCAAAGTTAATTTGCGCACCATTTTGTGTTGAGTTGACAGAAATAACTTCCACCCCTGTCCCATCCACAGTCAGCCCATCGCTGGTCAAAGTCCCCGTGATGTTTACGCCTGTGCTGGTGGTGGCGAGTTTTTGTGAACCATTGCTATATAAGTAAACTGGGCCACCATCTTCGGCATAAATCATATTGTTGCCATCAGGGTCTTCTAAAACAATAGCCGCACTACCTTGAATAAGTAGGTTCCCCGTGCCGTTATCTTTTATATAGCTATGGCTACCATCATGGTAAATCTGTAGGTCAGACCCTGCGCCAAAGATAGCTTTGTCATTATCGCCAAAAGATAAATTGTCCGTTAATGTACCGCCAGCAATAGTAATATAACCTGACGCATCAAGAGCAGCAGCAGCCCAAGAAGAGCCATCATATACCTTCAATACATTTGAACCTGTATTGAAGTATAAATCACCAGCATTTAGCGCGTCACCATCATTGTCCGTTAATGGATCTGATGCCTTAGCGCCTAAATAAGTATCTTCAAATGTATCAGCAGCTAATTCAGCAGCAGCTTGCGCAGCTTCTGCGGCTACTTTAGCGGATTCAGCAGCCGCAGCATTTGCAGCAGCACTGCTGACAGAACCAGCAACCCCAGCTACTGTCGTAATATCTGCGCTAATTGGTGCAAGCGTATTAATGTTAGATATATTGTTAGCCACTGTAGATAAATAACCGACAGATGGAGCAACCGTATTTACATTAGCAATGTTATCAGCAACCGTGGTTACTTTCGTAATAACATTAGCTACATCATTAACGTCATCCATATTTGTAGCGACTAGATTAATGTTTGTTGAATTGCTGTTTACCGTAGAAATGTCAGCAGTAATTCCAGCAACCGTTGTAATGTTTGCCGAAATACCAGCAACAGTATTAATATTAGATATATCACCAGCAACTGTATTTACATTGGCAATCGCAGGACCAACAATATCTACATTACTTATAGACCCACCAACAAGCTCAACCTGATCAAGGCTATCAGCTACATCGTTAAGATCAGATATAGAGCCAGCAACACTATTAACATTAGCTATGTTTGTGTTGACTGTGTTTACGTTTGATATGCTGCTAGCAACAGAAGTAACTGAGGATATGTTAGATCCTACGCTATTAACATTAGATATAGAGCCAGCAACAGTTGTTATGTTTGCCTTAATGCCATCAAGCGCAGTAATCTCAGATGCAATAGAAGCAATACTTGTTAGCTCATCGCCGCTTGGCCCAATCTCTAATGCACCAGTAGATGAATTAAACTGAATTGTTTTACCAAGGCGACTAGCAGTAGCTGGCAGGTCTAAAGACACACCAACCTCATAATCATTTAAAGATATAGAGCGCGATACTCGATCATCTAAGTCAGCAACTTGAACAACAAGCCTATCTAGCTGATCATTTAAAGAGGATGCGCTGTAAGTAGAAGTAAGGTCAGTAGTGCGCTCAAGCGGTACATCCCTAACTATAGCAATCTCTGCGCCAGCAGATTGACCGCTATTTGTCGTAATAGATCCAGTTGACCCACTACCACCTGTTACTGTGTAATTAGATGCAGACAGAACAGAGCCGCCTACATATACAGTCAGGTCAGTGCTTGCAAAGAATTCAAAGGGAACTGTGAATACAGTTTGCCCTGATGTTGCTGTGTAATTAATACGGGGATTGTTGTCTGATACGTTAATTGCCATGTGTCACCTCTTCCTTGCTTTTCTCATAAAGAAGCAAAGAAGAACAATGCACAAATAATCTAAGACAAATTAATATCGACCAAAACCAAGAGGGGCATCAAGCTCACCTTCAATCATATTAGTAAACTCATTCATTTTACCTTTCCAAAACCACATTCTAGCAAAAGGTAAATTACGAATAACTTCTTTAGTGCCCTCACCAATATTGCCCGTAACTAGATCATAAGACCCGCGAGCAAGATCAGTAGCAATGCTAGGCCCAGCGCCTAGTAAACCGTTTGCAGCATCCAGTGCATCAGGCTTCTGAGGAAAACGAGGCTGAAGAACACCACCAGTTAGATTAGGACCACCTAATGCTAAGCTAGTAGACATGGCTGTGTAGAACATATCAGAATACAAAGCAGTAACACCTGAGTAATCAAAGGATCTAGCAAGCTGATCTTGGAAACTCATTTCTACAAAGTCAGGCGTTTTGTATTGCAGCACCATATAGCCTAAGCCCATAGACAGCGCTGTACCAATCCACTGGTTCTTTAGCTGCCCATGTCCATATGCCGCTGTAATTTTGTTTACCGCAGCTAAGCTGTAGCTATAGAACTGAAACGGTAGCCCAAGCAATCCGCTTTCAATACGAGCGTATCCCTTGAACTCTCTGTCTTCTTTCATGCCGAACTTCTCGGCAACTCGCATGGGAATATAAGCAATACCGTCAGTAATTATTGGCTTATCTGCCGGTGTACCCATTAGGATTGTATTCATAATCCCAGAGCCAAGAGCATTGCGGAATGTACGCACAGTCTCAGGATCTACTCTTGCTTGTTTTTCTATTTCAGCAACAGCCAGATCGTTTATTGCATTCTCATACGCAGCCTTGCTTTCTTTCTTTCTCATGTCAAAGCCCATGTCTTTGGGCCTGTTAAGTGAGTGCATAATCTCATGCATCTTAATAAAAGTCACATAATCTTCTGGCGTATTGATGATGCCTTTTTTAATAGGTTTAACGCCTTCAACTCGTGGATTTTCCCAACCGCGCTGTTCGTACATTACATCTTTGATGTGATCTTCATCTATGTAAATCTTCTTTTCAGAGTCACGATAAAATGCTGGCTTGTAACGACCGCCCTTAGTAAACTCATCTGTTGGGCCAGATATAACTTCAGCTTTAGTCGCAGGAAACTCAATCGTATTAGTCCATGCTTCTGTGTTTGCCATATACAAACCAGACTCAGACTTCTGCCAAGGTGCATTTGCAAGCTTCTTAGCATCTTCTAAATCAATGTTATAACGCAGCAAATACTCTTGCTCTTGCTTCGTTGCTTTGCCCTGCGTCCAGCGCACAGAGTAATCAATAATGCTGTGAGAGCGCATCATAGCATCAAAGTCTTTGAAGATACGAGTAATCGGGCCAAGACCGTTGAGTAAATAGAAAGGCTCTTTAGCCTTATCCAGTATGTCAGATCTAAACGGATTATTGTTTACATCATCAACAAGACGCAGATGCGCCGAGTTCATAATATTATCTAAAGCTTCACCAGCTAGTCTGCCTTCTTTGCCGCCAAGTCTTAGCTGATTGTTCTTCATTACTGAGAACAAGCCACGGAACGTAGGCCCAAGCCCATGCTCCATCATAATCTTAGCTGGTTCAGTTATTGTAGATACACCAGCAGAACCTAGATAGTTTAGCTGTGCAAGGCTGCGAAGAACCCTAGCTGTTGATTGATCCCAGCGATCAGGCTCACGCTGCAAACCACCCGTAACTCTTCTATACAAGTGACGCATATCACGCAAAGCGCGGTTAGCTTGCTCTGGTGTATTGCCAGCATCCAGCATTTCGTTGAACGTATCATCTAATACATCGTCGATAGATGCCCCATCGAACTGTCGAGAAAACTCATAACGAGTTCCAGTACGCTGAACGTATGCCTTCATTACAGCAATCGGATTAGTTTGAATAAAATCTAAAACCAGTGCGTTTGGAATATCTACCAAGCGATGTTTAAAGTGCTTTGATTTACCAGCGCCATAGTAACCAGCTTCAGGATCTAAGATGTCCTTGATGCCAATAATGTTATCTATTGTATCATCAACACGCGACTTAATAGCTGCTGGATCTGTAGATAGCTTTACCTTGCTAAACTTACCGTCTTTCTCAACAACTATTGATGGATTATTTTTGTACCAGTCTGTTAAAATGCGCTCGAACTCTACGCGGTTTGCCTTGATTGCATCCTGATCCCAGTATCTAGGACGGAAGATCTTTTCATTAGCTGGCATAACTTCATCAGTTATATCATCTAAGATAGCACGAGCTTCATTTACTTCATCGCTATAACGCCGCACCTGACCCTCTAGCTTCATACGGTAGTCTATATTGCGAGCAGTCTCTAAGCGCTTCTGTGCGCCCTCTATGCGCCTCTCACGGCCTGTTATGAACTTTTCGTAGTGTGCCTTAGATCCAATCAAGCCCTGCTCGCTAAGACGAGTCTCCCAAGTCTTGTAAAAAGTATTAAGCTTGTTCATAGCCTGAGCTTCAAAGTCATCAGCAGCTTCAACGCCACGCATTGCTTTTGAGTCTACGCCCTCAAGCCATGTCTCGAAGTCTTTGCGCTTGAATGTGTAGTCCAGAGGATTGACCACACCTTTGCCAGTGCTCTCACCCCAGATCAACATCATGTCATCGTATGTCTTTACCCATTCGCCTTCGAGCAGCTTAGAGTTCTGAAAGACTGAGTTACCTACCTTCTGACCTTGTTTGTTTGCTGCAAGCAGTATGCCAGAGTCATTAGCTATTTTGAGTGTGCGCAACTTAACTGAGTTCGGGATGCTGTCATCAGTAAGAATACGTTTCATAGGAGTAGTTACTCCTTTGTATAGCCATGAGTCAGTAAACAAGCTTGGTGCTATCTCAGCAACAGGCTCACCTTCTACTGGCTCAATCTGTTTCTGTAGATTAGCTATTTCTTCTTCAGCAGACTTCTGCGCGGCAATCCTTCTTTGCATTGGGATTGTAACTAAGCCACTAATGGCACCGCCAAGAATAAACGAAGCACCAATGTTTAATGCTGCCTCTTCTTTTGTAGCCAAAGGATCAAGCGGATAGCGAATGGCCTCCTGACCAGCAACGACAGCAGCCGTAGACGCACCGCCTCTAACAGCAGAGCCAGCAAATGTTGCAGCACGAGCAAACGGAATACCAATGTAGTTAATAGGATCAAACAGTTCAGCAGCAAACTGAGGAATAATACCTGACCTAGAAAGAGTTTGACGTGTCTTTAATCCGTCTCTTAGGTTTTGAACCAAAAACTCCATATGCTGTTGGCTTGTAGCTCTAAGCAATGTCGAGCCATACTGTTTCATATCATCAGGAATATTGTCTATTGCTCTATATCCATCTTGAGGCAACGAAGGGAAGCGAGCTATTTCCTGCTCTCTGCTTATTAGCGGATCGTATTTGTAGGCCAATGAAGACTTAACTGTATCTATGAAAGAAATATCGGGCAGAGGTGTTACCCTTTGCCCTGTTTCAATCTCTCTTAATGCTGTCAGCCCATTCTTCATTCTTCTAGCGCCCTATTAATGTCTTTATATGTTTTGGGAACATAGTCAGGGTTAAGTCTGTTTTCTAACTCTTCTCTTACAAGAAACTTTCTTTTCTGTTCTGTCTCTTGCTCTCTTAATGCAGAATCACGCACACTTGCCTTTTTAGCTGTATGATCTGCAATATCACTACGATCAAAAGCAGGCCACATAAGCTCAGGCTTTTCGCCCTTTCTAGAAATTTGTTCAAAGATTAATGGTTGCAATACTTTATTTTCATCCACGAAATAAGAAAAGTAATTTACTCCAGCAGTGCTTTCATCTGGAACTAAGTACACTCGCTTAACATCCTCTATCTCTATATCTGTAGTTCCCTTAACAGTAACAGTTGGGTCTAACGAATATCCAAATGGAAGCTGTGATTCTACTGCTGCTATAAATGCAGTACGATCATCTTCTTCAGGAAATACAGCCTCTAAAGAGTAACGTGATCTCTTGATTGAGCCAGCAGGAAAGCGCGGATCAGCAATGTATTTGTTTTTTGCATACTTGCTATCAACAATTTGATTTAACACAGAGTTAATTTGCGATGCGCCCTTTCCAGTAAGGGCCATATACTCAGTAACAGGTGCTAGCTCTTCTGCGATAATAGGATCTTTTACCAAATTCAAAGTATATGCAGTTGGTGTCATTTTATTTAAAACAACATCCATATTAATCTTAGCTTTAGGATCTGTCTGCCTTTGAATTAAAGCAGTTGCAATTTCATTAACACTTTCGCCAGTATTTAATCTTATCTGATGTATGTCATTTAAGCGCTGAGCATCAGCTGGACTAATTGAATCGCCAAATCTGCTAATAAACACACCAGTTTTAGTTGGGTCATTAGATAAAATAGCATGTATATCTAAAAATTGTCCTGCATTTGGAACTACTTGACCAGATAAGATTTGATCTAGCTTGTCTATTAATTCCTGTGATGGAGCGCTTTTCATTATGGAAATCGCAGCAGCTCGTTGTGTTTCAGAAAGCTGGTCAAACTTAGATAAGTCAATGCCATAATTGTCCATTATCTTCTTAACAGTGTTTCTATCAGCTTTATCGTTAGGATTTCCACCGCCACCAAAAATACGAATAGAGTTATTGCGAAACTCAATAGCTTCTTTCATCTGCGCTTCTTCAGAAGCTATTGTCGCCCTAAGCCCATTAATCTTACTAACGACAGCATCAACGTCATCTGTGGTTTCTAAGATCCGATTGCCAGCAGCGACTACATTATCTGGCATGCCTTCACGTTTACCTTGGCTGTCTACATATGCAGCAAGGTTATTAAGACTGCGAGAGTTGGCGCGAGCAGCAAAGGTTGTGACCTCACCAAAAGCTTTGGACTTACTTAGACGATTTGATTCAGATATACCTTGATCTGCCGTTAAGCCATTTGGCCCAATACTCCCTTCAATCTTAGCATTTATAGAATTAAATTCTTCATCACTAAGCGCACCAGACTCAGCAGCAGCTGCAGCTTCTGTTACAGATTGAGCAATCTCAAAGCGTAATGCTTCTCTATCTCGTTGCTGTCTAATCTGATTAATGTTTGCTGATAGAACTTCTCTAGCAAACCCAGTGTCTTCGTTGGGATCAAAGAAGTCAGTATTGTAAATCTCAGAAATAAATGTGCGCTGCTTTAATGACAGCTTACTCATGTCTTCTGGATTATTGCTTACCAATGCAATCCGAAACTCTTCTACATTACCTTCAGCAGCCGCTTGAATTAAGTAAGGGCGAAGAAGGTTCTGGCGAGCATCCCTTAGATCACCTTCTCTTTCTGATCTTGAGTAAGTCTCATCAGATAAGAAACGTTGATCTAACTTAGACTGAACATTCGTATACAGATCATTTGTTAAGTTAAGGCCAGCTTGTATCGAGTAAGCCTCATCTGAGGCAAAAGCATCAGACGCATTAAGGCTAGATGTAGTAAACAAAGATTCAAGAGTATCAGGTAAAGTAAGCTCTAGCTCTCTTGCTCTTAGCTTTGCTAAATTTGACGCTTGCTGGATTTGATCCTGCTCAACAGCATTATAATCACTAGATACAACCGAGCTATGTCTAAGAACTGCTTCTATATTTGCTGGCTCAACATAAGCCAAAAGACTTTTAACTTCTTCTTGCAAACCCTTTGGCAATCCTGACATCCGATTACCGCGAGTTCGTATAGCAAGATCAATCGCACTGCGCTCTGATTTGTTTGCAGTGCCAGAAAGCAAATACTCAACAGCGCCTAGTGCAATAGATTGCTTAAGTTGCCGTGAAGCAGTCTGATCAGCACCAACCTTTAACAGCGCAGAAGATACACCGTTCTGAGCATTGGCAAACTCTCTATCGTGTATTGCTTGAGCTTCACTAACCTCTTCGTTCTCACGAGCAATAAAGCCACCAGCACGAGCAACGCTATAAGCATCATCTTGGCTTGTGCTAATCCCAGTAAGAATAGAACCAGCGGCATTTTGCCTAGATCTTGAGGCAACACGCTCTTGGATGTTTAGCTTTGTAAGAGCTAAGAACTTAGCGCCTGTTGTCTCTACAAATGTTTTGTACTTGCCTTCAGCACCATTAGCCATCTGGCCAATGTAGTTGCTCATTACTTCATCATATGACTCAGGGTCATACTGATATTTCAGAGCAATCTCTTGAGCCTTAACTCTAAGCTCAGTGCCAATTGAGTCTTCGTATCTCTTATCAATAACGCTTTGATAAGCAGCAGATGCTATACGACCGAATCCTTTAGGGGCTTTGAATGCTTCTGGCTTGCCTGTTTCTGGATTGATTGTTCTTAGCTTCTTTTCCTCAACGGCCTCGGCAATCTCTATGCCCTTCTTCTGAGCATCTTCAGCGGCTTCACGAAAAGCAATATTTTGAAATGTAGAGGCAACATTACTAATTGCTCTACCAATATCTTGACTACCTGCATCTGCCCTAACAACACCAACTGGCTGATTAAAGACTCTGGTTCTTTCTCTAATTACAGCCATTTACTTGCCTCCTCCACCACCGCCTACAATAGTTGGTGCAGCTGTAGTTTGATGTTGATAAACGCCTTGAGCTATAGTGCCAGCGGCACTAAATAATGAAGAGGTGTAAGCGTTTCTGCCGCGACGCTTTTCAGCCATTGCTTGCATTTCAGCCTTCATTGCATTCATGTTTCTTTGACGAGCAATGCGCCCAAGATCATCACCCACCAATTCTTGCTGTCTCTCAAGAAAAGCTTGAACGCTTTTATCTGAACCTACATCACGACCGGCAGCATAAAATGCAGCAACGTTAGCAGAAGTAGCTAAATCATATTCTTCTTTTCTAGCTCTTGCTTGCTGCATCGCTTGAGTTTCATTTAAAACTTTATCTGTTTTAATGTTAAATGCATTTAAATCAGCAGATTCTTTAGCGGCTTGACCAGCAGCTATCTGTCCAATCGCACTTATTCCAGCGCCAATAAGTTGCAACATTAGACTATTAACTCCGCTACTAATCCGTTTACTTGCATATCAACAGGATCATCTTGCTCAATAGTAACCTGTGGATTTCTATTATACCCCAACAACTTTACTTCTTTCTTGCCAGTAAAGTTTGAACTAATTACTGGTCTATTGTTTACCTTTAAAGAATCTGTATTCTTTACATCAACAACAACATTAGTAATACCTCTGACCTCACCAGTCGCTGGGCCATTTCCCATAGACGCATCTACAGGATTGGTCACAACTTTTGATGTAAATTTTTTGCCTAAGGTTAATGTTCGACCTCCATATGTTTCCACTGGAATTGAAGCATTTTGATCAAGGGTTAAGTTACCAGCAAATGATCCATTTTCAAATGATGCTAGGGTTTCATTAGCAACAAATCCAGATGAGAGTGCGTTCATATTAACAGCAACCCCATTAATAGTTACATTATCAAGCCCAATCATATAAGTTCCTGTGTCTGTTAAACTTTTTGCTTGAAAAGTTATTGTTGGGTTTGAAATATCATGACTTACAATAACATCCTCTGTAAATGTTGTTGAGGCAAAAATCATGTCTGAATATGTCTTATAACTTCCAGTATACCTTGAGAAAATACCACTATAGATGCGCAAGCGAATATCATGAAAAGCACCAGTTACACCGGTTCCCATAGCGCCAGCTGTATAAAGAGTATATTGAAATGTATAAATATTGCTTTTATACATTGGAAAGTCTGCTTTATAAAACACAGTACCATCACTAATTGTATTAGAGCCCTGTCTATTTAATCTGTAAATGTAATTAGAATCAGGCATTTGAAAGCGATGCCATAGATCAGTATCAGGAGATGTCGAGTTATAATACCATTTACCAGTGTCTTGATTAGATGGGCCATATCCTGACGGAGCAAGATCAAATGTACTATTTGCAATTACCGGTATGCTTGAAGGAACGCTGACCTCTATGTGATTGTCTGCACCAAGTTGACCAGTAAACTCACATAACTGAAGCTTGTTATTATACCAAGTATTAACAAACAAACGATTGTGTATAGCGCACACAGATGAAAAGATGCCATCTGTTGTAACTCTAGTCCAAGAAGCTTTCTTCTCTGCCCTGTTAGAGCTAAACAAAGTTATCTGACCATTGGACAAAGTAAATGCCGCATATGAATCTGGCAACCCAAATCCACTATGCACCACAGCTAAATACTTAGGCGTATCTATTAAATGAGAGGCAATAGTAGAGATTGAAGTAGCGGTATATGCTTCCTCTGTATCTGTATACAAATACTCCCTTACAGTTTTGCCACCCATTTCAGAAAAAATAGTAGCACCGTCAATAGAAGTCGGCTGAACAAACTCACACCCATATGGTGTTTGCTTTCTTATCTGAGCGTTAGTTGGAGTAATGGCTTGGTTTAAGTAAGTAGGTACATACAATTCACCAGTCGCAGTAAAGATTTGCAAGTCACGGTTAGAAACCATATATCTGATTTGGTTTACGTCACCTGTTGCAGCAACAATCTGAATTGAATCAGAATCCGCTGCATCGCCTACATCAAAGTTAAAAAAGTTTCCGACCCCACTCATCCAAATATTATCTGGTTCTGCAATAGTGCCGCCAAAGCAAAGCCTGTTCTCATGGAAGGTAACAGCCGCAGGATAACCTCTAACACCAGACCAAGACTGCTCATCCCAATCTTCAGTTGGAGCGTGAGTAACAATCTTTACATTACCGCCACCGTCTTCTGATTTATTTGCATTAGATGCAGCAGTTATTGTGTAAGTGTTTTCATCAATAATATCGCCTACAGTTCTAGCACCATTTATTTGACTGGCATTAATCCCGCCAACAGCAGAAGCCTCTTCAACTGTAATGCTTTCACCGCCAGAAAACCCATGACTTAAATGAGTTACTTCTATAATGGCTGCTCCATCAATTGTTCTAAGAGGGTTTAAAACAGAAAGCCTAATCTTTAACTCATCGACAACAGTTCCAGTTACAACAGTAGAAGATGTGTAACCAGTTATTTCAATCTCAGATCCACCATATCTAATCGTAGTTCCTACATGCCCTGCTACCCAATATGCAGAACTTGTGGTAAGGGTAACGCCTGATCCAGTAGTCGCAGAAGGATCTAGCGTAACTCCATTTGCCTGAAACTTAGAATATGGTTGATATGTAACTTTATTATCTGCCCTTTGATCAAAACTATAAGCGCTAATCTCAAAATCAGTTAGTGAAGTTCTTGTTAGCATACGCGGTGCAAACAACGGATGGCAAATAAACATTACATCGCCATACTGAGCAAACGTATATTCCTGCAAGTACTCTTGATCAAAGGGCAAAGAATTGCTGCTGGTATCTTGAGTAATAGTTTCTACCAAATGCAAGCCGCCAGCTGTGGTATAGGTTCCAGCATTATCTAGGAAAAAGCAACGAACCTTTTGATGCTCAACGGAAATAACGTATGACTCATTATCATCAAACTCAAACTTAAATAAATGAGACTGCTCAGGATAAGTTGCGTTATATGTTAAGCTATAATCATAATGATTTTTTAAGCCTTTACGCTTTTTAAGAGAGCCTTCTGCTGTAACAACCATGTTTTCTACGCGCTGTGCAGAAGAAACATACACAGGAGAATCCGTTCTCATTATCAAAGAATCGCTGATTTCGCCAAACTGAAAGCTATTCTGTGCTACTCTAACTTTCTGCATTAGCTACGCCTTTGACTTATAAACCTCGAGGTATTTAGCTTTTTAGTTGTTTGCTGTTGTGAATCAAGCCTACGCGCTCTTATTAAAAACTGTTCACCCTTTTGCTCCATCAAGGACGCAAGCTGTGCATCTCTAGCTACTGAGATTGAAAGCATGGCAGCAACTTGAAACTCTACAGCCATTGTAAAGTAAGGAGGCCAGTAAGCCTCATCTGCTCTAAATATATAATCAGCTACAAGAACCTCAGTCTCGTTAGCATCGCAATAAACCTTGTCTCCGTAAGTATCATAGATAATAGGTTCATCGTTTACTGTTACAGCACTTAGCATAATAAGATCAGACGGAAGCTGGTAAGCTGCATCGTATCGACCAGTTGGTGCCGCTACGAGCCTGCTAATTTGCTGTTGATTTGTAGCAAAACGCCATCTTGAGTTCGTTAGCGCAGCACGAGCAACATCCTCATATACAGCGTCAACTACATCAGCTTCAGCCGTTCCCTCATCAAACGATTGGATAGGAGAGCCACCCATTAGTATTGAGGCGCGGGAGCATATTTTGATTGCTGTATTTGCTGGCATAAGAAGTTAGGGGGCTTTCGCCCCCCTCCTATTAGTTGTTGTCGAGAACTTCAAACACACCGTCATCATCAATAACGACAGAACCCATAGACATCATTGATGTCGCAAGGTGCGCTACTTTCTGCGGTACATAGTTGACCTCGGTTTGAACATCAGAGTTAATTCCAATGCCTACAGCACGAGCATGGTAAGCAAAGTTCTTGCCGCCAGCTACCGCTGAAGTTGAGAAGATCTTGAATCCTAAAAACTCTTTCATTGTCATGCCGCCAGCAAATGGTAAGTTTTGCGGCCCAACATAATCAGATGAGGCAAACTCATCAATGTTAAACAAGTCAGCAAAACCAGCGGGAGACATAGCAAGATAGCGTTGGCCATCTTCCGGAACATCTTCTGCACCAAAGGTTTCAAACAAAGTTAAGAGATCAGCTTTAGCAAGCGCTCCGGTTGTATCAGCAATCTGAGTTGAATTAGCACCAGCATCCATAGCTGTTGTAATCAAAGCATCAGTTTGACGGCCCAAAGCAGCAGCAGCAGATTGAGCTACAGCTTGACGCTCGTTGATGTTAATCTTCAACTCGTCTAGCTTGTCAATATACTCAGCCGCATAGTAGTCAGCCATAGTAGCTTCTACATTTGTGTGCGCTAGTTCCATAGTAGAAACATCGCCATTGCGTGTTTTAGTTGATGCAGTACCTTTTCCAATTACTTGGAAGCGAGCAGTTGAACCAGTCACATTGGTTGAGCGGATTGTGTTCCGTAATTTAGAACCCATACGCTGATACGCCATGTGAACTTCTGATTCAAACTGTTTGATAAAGGCTTGGTCAATTGTATTAGCCATTTTACAGTCCTATTTTGAAGTTACAGTTGCCAACGGGTATCCACTCTTTCACCTCAACAAGGGTATCCTTTCGGGCCTTTCAGTGCGTTATGGGCCGTAATGGTTCATCGTAAACACTTTTTCTACTTGGATTGCAACGCACAAAATCAACGTACTTATGCGGAGGAGATATGCTTACGCCAACTGGTTCAAAGCCAAGCCACACTGCCCAGTCTACCATAATCTCATAATCGGCAAGTATAGTCATGGTCATTTGAGGCTGTGTTTGCTCCAAGTAATTAAGTAACATCTTTGAGCCGCGAGCTATAGAAGTAAAGTTTTCTTTAATTTTGTGAGAAAACATAAAGAACATCTGAGGATAATCTTGATCTTCAGCATACCAAAGACCACCAACAGCAGTAAATAACTCACCCTCTTTGCGAACTAAGTAACACTCAGAACATTCATACATTTCTGTAATGGCTTGCTTAATATCCAAGTGACCAAGGATTTTAAGTTCTCTTATATTCTCATGGCTTAGGTTATTAGCAACCTCATCAATGTGATTAAGAGTAAAAGGGGTTAAGTAAAACTTACCCCTCTTGAGAATCTTAACCTCCATAAAGACGCTTGAAGCCTTCTTCTACTTGCTTGACGTAAGCAGTGTCATTCTTATCCCAGTATCTAGGATCATTCATCATTTGATCTAACTCAGCCTGAGTTGTTTGACCTGTTGGCTGAGTGCCCTCAGAAAAGGAACCATCCTTAGTGGCTTCCATAATTGCCTCAAGCGCAAGAATCCCTTCATGGCTTTCGCACATACGCTCAATAGCTGGCAAAGATTCCTGTGGGAAAAACTTGTTTGCGAACATAGACGCTGCTTGAATGCGGTCATTTGCATTGTCACCAAGTTTTGCCGATTCAGCCTCAAGATTAGGTTGGCTTCCATTAATGGCTTGAGCATACATCTCAATGCCCTTTTGAAACTCTTCCTGCCCGTAGCCATTCTCAAAGGAATGCTCAGACCACCACTGTAGTAATTCATTATCTACAGCAAGATCGTCATCAACAATATCAGGAAGCTGATAATCCCCAGAAGAATCAGGGCGATCACTGAAAGCCTCTGCTTGTATTTCCTCTAACAATTTATTTCTTATGTCTTCTTCTTTACCACCCAGCTTTGACTCAAGCTCTTTATAAGCTTTAGCTAAGTCCTCACCAGTTGAATACTTTTCTGGCAGCCAGTCTGGACGCTCTGAAGGCGCTGCATGTTCAACATCTGCTTCTGTTATAAAGTCACGCCCATCAGCTTCTGCTGCTTGTACCGCTGCTTCTTCGCTCATTTGTTTTTACTCCTATGTGAATGTGCAATACGCTGCTCAATAAGGCCAACAATATAACGCTGGCCTTCTATATGTCGCAACTCTTCCGTAGTCACATTAGGCCCATTAACCATTTCTATGGTAACCGAGCGCAAATAACGAAGAACTTCCTTGCCTGTTGGTGACTCAAATATCTGAGAAATGTTCTGACTTATTTGAACATCCTTGTCAGAAGACCTCTGGATTCCGTCTAATCCAATGTTAACCTTGTTCGGCAACCATCTGTCCTTGCTGTTGCTGCGCCATCTGCTGCGCTAATGCAGCTATTTGTTTACGCTGTTCTTCGTCACGAATCAAGCTCTCTGGCACACCAAATTTTTTTGCAAGGTGAATTGCTGTTTGTTCACTGTCAATTAGAAGCTGCAACATCTCTGGGCCAAAGGCTCCACCAACTAACTCAAGGAATCTAGCAACGCTGGAAATGTCTTGATTAGATTGCGCTTGTGCTAAAGGAGAGACAGAACGGACTTTAACTTCCCGTCCGTTTACTGTAGGTACCTCTATGCGGCCCTGCTTCTTTAAGATGTATATTACACGTTGAAGTACGGGCTGCACGAGTTCTGCTTGCAAGCGACCAAATGCAGATCCCATTCTTCTAGCCAAGTCACCCATACGTTCCGCTACTTCAGTTGCAGTCGCAGGTGTTCTATCAGGATTACCAAGCATATCATTGTATAGCGCACGTTTAATATTTAAACGCATATCACTTAAAACAAGCTGCGCTACATCAAATCGACCCGCTGCATTAATAGGCTGAAGACCTTGGCTTCCCATAGCTTTCGGTATAATTGAACCGGGCACTAAATTAATCGTGTCAGGGTTGATTACGCCATCATCTTCCATTTGATAAATACCAGAGATAGACATCTGTGCATTCTCAAGAATAAGCTCAATGGTAAGATTAGTAGTCTTAATAGCAGATAGTGCATTAAGCAGTGGGCCGCGCCCGTAAATCTCACCAGCGCATTTACCCCAGCGAAAGCAAACAAAAGGATTAGAACCAAGGCCAGTCATTTCCTTAGAATGAACTAAAGTTTTAGTGGTCATGCAGATAGCATAGTGAAAGTAAGCTTCTTGATTCTTCTTGGAGTAGTCGCGACAAACAACCTCAAGTACAGTCGTTTCTCTATCAGAACCCATTAAGGAAGTTACCTTTGGATCAAAGTTTCCTTTAGGATACATAATAGCAAGGTGATCAAACTTAACCTTCTTTCGCTCACGATAAACGTGATCGATCTTATCATCGGGACCAGTGTCAAGTACCACATGAGGGAGCGGTATAGCTGAGAAGTTTACAGGATTGATTGCATCCCCCTCTTCTACGCACAAGACACCAGTACCCACAGCCAAATCCATAAAGGATTCATGAACCTCTTGGCTGAAATTAGAATTCTGAAGAACCTCGAATACATACTCAGTTACTTCATCAAGCTCATTATCTACAGCTTCACGCTGATCAGGCGGCACTTCACTGCCAGCCATAAGATCAGCCCAACGCGCAAAGTTAGGAACCAAGCCAGACTGTAATCTACTGGCAAATTCCTGCACACCAACCACCGCAGTTTCATCAAAGATCTTATCATCCCTGCGCTGACCAGCTTCTTCATAGTAAAATGACTCACGTTGAGGCAAAGCATACTCATAGCATTCCTCAAATAACGGAACCCAGTTCTCACGAAAGGCTTTTGCCTTCTGATAACTTTGAATATATTGCTTTGCTATATCAGCCATTAGCCAAACCTACCTAAAAATCCACCGCCAGAAGCACGAAATAAAGAACGTCTTCCTGCGCCACCGCGCATACCACTTCTTTCCGTTCTGCGATCTAGCGCAGTAGAAATATCTTCTCGCTTTTGCTTGGCTTTTTTTTGAATCTCTTCAGACTTAGCCGCTTCAGCTTCTATACGCTGTTCAGCCGCTGCTTCTTTTTCAGCCCTACTGGGGCCACCACCACCAAAACACATATTAATCTCCTTTGTTTTTTACTCGTAAGCATAGAAGACAGTAAACATCAATGCACAAAAAGTTATAGCCTAGCCCAAAAGCTAGGTTTGTTTCTTTGCTTTGGGCCCCTACTAAAGACATCAAAGTTGCGTTTAGCGACCACAGGCTTGGCTGGTCTTTGGCTATTCATTAATGCTCTACCCTCACCAGCACCTAAGAATAAATACTGAGCTGCATCATGAACGTGGCTAAACATATTTTTGTCTGGTTTATCTGCGTATCTTTCGCCGCTTACTTCCATACGCTTGTAGGCATAGCCACCCTCAAACCCCTTAATTAACTGGGGGCAGCGTCTGTCTATTAGTAGTGCTGGCTTACCTTCAACCATCTTCGTTAACTGGGAGGATACAGATTCAAGCCGAAGGTCAACAGAGTTGGAAGGCGCAGGAAACGCCTTCAAGCCAGCACCGCGCAGAATGTGAAAGGGAGTCGATTCATCAGTCTGCGCTCTAAAATCACCCGCGGGATCGCCGTAAATAATTACCTCAGAGGCAGCGGCAAACCTAGTGGATAGTTCATTTCTAAGAACCTCGGCAAAACGCACGATGCCCATGTCTACCGCCACAATTTCTGACTGTAGAAACCATCTTCCCCTTACCTTTTGACCAAAGACCGCAGCAGGAGTTAGACCAAAATCCACACCAACATAGACTGGCATGTTGGCAGCAACGGGTATTTCTTCTTCTGCTATGTGAACTTCTGATGCAAACATTGGATATACAGGCTTTCCGTCTTGAATATGACCCAGCCGATTCATCACATACACATCTATCCATGATTTAGTCTTGCCTCGAATAAGGTTCGAGTAATAAGTCTTAAGCATGTTCTTTGTGTTTTCAGCCTTTGGGTTTGGATCATAGTCTTCTATTTCTCCGTCTTCTGTTTTTCTCTCAACCATCCCAGAGGGCTGGGTATAGAAAGACCAGTTGTCTGGTTTAACCAGCATCTTAGCTTGCTCACGCGGAATATGATCTGGGATTGGAACTTCGCCAGACATAATGGGCCACCAATGATCTTCTTCAGGGGCGTTGGTATCGGCAATAACGCCAGTCCAAGAAGGGCCACCATCACGCATAGAAGGAAAACGGCCAACACGCATCGTGCAGGCATCAATAATACTCTTAGGAATTTCTCTCGCTTCGTTAATCCAGATCCCTGTGAGTTCCAAAGAAAGAAGTTTCTTAACGTCTTCGGGCCTATCAAGGGCCAAGAAAAGAACCTCAAGATCTATGTCTCCCTTTTGAATCCTATGGGTGTATGGCACTGACCAAGTAAACTTGCCCCAGTCATTTTCCGGAAACCAGTCTAGCCAAGTCTTAATAGTCGTTGTTCTTAACTGTGGATTGGTGTTACGAATAATAGCCCAACGGCTTTTGCGTAATCCGTCTGGGCCTTTTTTCTGCTGAATAGCGCGGCGAAATACTTCAACACAGCAGCCAACAGATTTACCAGAACCAACAGGGCCTCTTACGCCACGAAAGAAGGTGTCATCCTTCATAAAGGCTTTGAGTACATCACCATCAGGTTTGTACTTAAAATCTATCATCTATAACCCTTGTCGACTCCAAATCGGATCATATCCTGAACTACTTCGGGCGCAATACTTTCAATCAGCTTATCGCAAGCAGAGTCACTAACCAAGTGACTGCTAGCGCCAAACTTTTCTACAACATAACTAAGATGAACCTTGCGCACAATCTTGCGCAAAAGATCCAAGTCTTGCTGCTTAATTGTATTTATAAAGCTCACTTTTTAACCGCTTTCTTCTTTGGTGCTGGCTTTGGGTCTGGGCCTTCAACAAGTCGCCGCGAAGAAGAGGTTCGAGTAGCCCCTGAGTAAGTTGTACCGCCCAATGTGTGAGTCGGCCCTTTATAGATTTTATTATCGTTTGCTGTGTACCAAGCCATTATGTTCTATATTTCCTTACTTTCTTGGCAATAGCTTTCGGTTGAGCCACATGCTGCTTACCTGCTGCCTTACCCTTTCGTTTAGCTGCGGTTGTAGCTGCATATTCAGAACTACTAAGAGCAGCGATAGCCTTACTAGGAAGATAACGCTCACCAGTCTCACTAGACTTCTTGCCAGACTTGGTGCGCCATTTCTGCTTGCCCCAGTTAAGTAATGACTTCTGAGAGGCTTGCATTATCGGTATCCACCGCCAGCAGCTTTGTATCCCTTGGCAAGCAACTGCGCTTTTCTTGCTGACCACTTGCCAGCAGCAGTGCCTTGAACATTAGCCGCCTTTATTCTCTGAAACAAAGACTTCCGCATTTTAGGCTTGGTATAATTACCAGCAGTATTAACAGCCATGCTTACTTCCTTAACAAGCTAGCCTTTTTCATAGGCTTCTTCTCTTTTAACTTATCAAGAGACTTTAATGGAGCGTGCCATTTTTCTATCAAACTTTGTGCCGCTTGCAATTCTTGCCTTGATGGGTCTTTACCTAAAGACTCTTTAACAGAGCTAATACGATTAACAGTTCCCATTGTAGGCTTTAAATTGTGCTTGCGAAGAAAAGCAGAATACTGACCCTTCTTGTCTGGATCTAGTGAATAAACTCCGTACCCTTTGCTAAACTGCCGCTCAACGAGCAGAAGCTTCTTCTTCATTTCCGAAACTGAATTAGCCATTACATATGCTTCCCTTCTTTATCCCACTTGGCCTCAATAGACTCAAGCTGCTTTAATAAACTCTTATACTTAGGATGCCTGTCGCGGAAATACTCTACAGCTTTGCGCGTCTTATTCACATATCTACGCTTCATCTTGTCAGACGTAGAGGCATTAGGCTCGTCTCGAACAACGTCAGGAACCATCTCCTCGAACTTAGCCATCTCCTTAGAAAGACGATCATAACGCTGCTCTACAGTTTCAGCCATTATTTCTTCTTTCCACTTGGCTTCTGCTTAGGAGGACGACCAACCTTAGATCCATAAGTTCCCTTACCCTGTGGCATTAATAACCTCCTAATAAAGTTCTGCGCTGCGTTCCCTTCCTACGATAAGGGACATCCTCTAACTTCTGATCACCGCGCTCAACAGGCTTCATACTCAAAGAAGGAAGCGGCTTATCCTCCGGCTTCTTCTCTTCGTAAATCTTCTTGGCACTTCTGCCTCCACCACCAAAACACATTAGCTTTGCCTATGCCTCCTTGCAAAATTCCTAGCCGCCTCAACACTGCCAAAACCCCAAGCCTTCAATGCTAAAGCCTTTCGAGTAGGGCGACCCTTCTCATCCTTCATCGGACCCTTCATGCCAGCAAACCGAGCAGCAAACGAAACCTTGCGGCCAAAGTCCTTGCTCTTCTTAGAAGGAGTCTCCTTAACAGGAGCCTGCAAATTAGACCCCTCCTTACGCTTGAAATAAGCGCGACCAGCAGCATTCAAACCGCCCTCAGGATTCTGATACTTCTTAGCGACCATAGCCAACACTCTTTAATGCAGCCTTGGCAACAGACGTATCCGCTCGCGGTGGCTGGGCCTCAGGCTTCTTCTTGAATCTACTCATAACAAAACCTCTACACTGAAAAAATATTACTAGGCAATGCACAAACCTTTAGGGCTAATAATGTGAGGAGGGGACTATTACAGTAACTGACTAGCCAACTTTTCCCCCTACCCCCACTGCCACACCATAGCCAGCAACGAATTACCCTAGATCTATGCTTACCTTGATGTCACCAGCCACTTGTACTTGGCTTCTATCGATAGGCTTGTAGCCAGCACGATCCAACAAATCCTTACTAGCTTCAAGCTGAACATACTCAGACTTAGCACCCTGTGATAGCCTACGCACTGTGTTTACAGCCACGGTAGCACTAAGTCCAAACTCCTCATTCATTCTCTGCATCATGTACTGCTGCACATGGGCTGTCTTGAGTGCTTTGTAAGCTGAGACGTATCCAGACTTGCCTTCAGCGTACCCAGCTTCAATGGCAGCTTTAGCTGCAGGCAGCCCTTTTGATACCATTATATCCACCAGCGCAGTCTGTTTATCAGTTAGCTTCTTAGCGGGAACCACACTACAATCCTTTCTTCTAAGCTGACGACTAACATCTAGCTAACTGCTGTCGTCTGTGTTTGCTAGATGCAGTAAGCTATGGTTAAGAAGGATTGTTTATACATTGGGGCTTATTTCTCATTCACTAGCCCCCCTCTCCCTCTCTCCCCCCACGCTAACACTATTTCCTATGTGTCTGTCAATAGTGACGTTACGTAACTATACTAATTACCTTACGTCACACCTTATTATTCCAGTTGACACCATAAATAGCACAACCGCTAAGCACCCTAGATGGTGACGCCAAGACACGCTAGTTCATAGGCATATCCCAGCATCTAACATGAAAGCACACTCCAGCTGATGCGCCCAGCCTTGCGTCACCCCGCTGCAAACAGTCTACTCCGTGAGCACTTGAAGCGCTAACTCACCATCTTGCATAGAGTGACTTGCCGATGGCAACATCTTCCTGCCCTGCTGATTCGGCTACAAGCCCGCCCTTAGTTACTGGCTCAGACTGCCATCCAATAGAACCAAAGCTGGCAGCAAGATCTCTGACCATACTTATGCGTATTCATTGCGGTCCACCTTCTAAAAATGATGCCTACTAAAAGACCGCCAGCCTGAGAACGAAAAGCTTAAGGCGCATCGTCCTGTCTTATCCATGTTCGGCGTTCCCCTGCGAGTGAGGCTGCGGTCATCCCCTGCCCGTCTTTGTTGAGCATCGGGCAGAAACAGTTCGCAATAACGCTCGTTCCTCGGATATTGCGAACTGCAAGCGCCTCTGGGCGTTTCTGCTCCGTGCTTCAAGTCGCCGTGCGGGGATGGTCCTCGCACACATCACAGGAGAACTAGACATGACTAAGAAGAACGCTACACCTACACTTTTCGATCTCAAGCTAGCGGTAATTAACCATCATAAAGGTGACCACAATGAATATCTTCGCATAAGTATTGCCAGAGATGCTTGCTACACCAGCTTCAATTCTATCGAATGGAAGTCAGAGCAGATGTCAGTAACTAAGAACGAGCTTGCAGCCCTTGCTGAATCAGCAGGACAGGAAGTTGTTGACATTAATATCGGCAAGAAGATCTCACTCTATCGCAAGATGGAGGCTGAGTTAGCAGAGCTTCAAGAGCGTCACGAAGCAGACAAGAATGTTTACACCGAGGTAACACAAGGCGAAGTCTGGACGCACAAGCCGAAGCGTACTTACAAATCAGATGGACTTGGAGATGCCAGCGAACTTAAGCGCATCTTGGGTTAACCATCAGGGCGGCTTAACGGTCGCCCTATTTCTTTGTTTACAACAGGATGTGTTATGCCAACACCGCTCGATCTCATCACAGCAGTGTCGCTCTTCGCGGCACTGTTTCTATGCTTATCATTGCTAACTTAGGAGACAGCATGCTCAAGACAGTTTGGATTGCATTCGTTGCATTTTCTTCGCCAGAAGAATGCGATCAGTTTTTAAAAATGAATCCTTCACTTGCTCACGGTGAAGTGCAATGCGTCATTCACCAGCACGAAGTGCCGCAAGTGAAACCAAAACGAAAACCAAAATAGGAGAACTAAATGAATATTGATTTAAAATATCACACTGTTTTTGTTGACGGTGATCAAGTAACTATCAAGCTAAAATCAAGTACTCAATTCAGAGAGGATATGAATGTAAAACAAGCAGTTAAAGATCTTACAAATGATTATATTGATGAAGCGTTTCGTCGAGTAGGCAAAAATTATGGAAGCCAGACACGCGCTGCTAAGTTGTTAGGCTTTCAATCATATCAAGCATTTAACTATTGGTTGAAACGCAAAGAGAAATCAAAGTGACGCAACGTAACTAATGACTTTAACTATTGTCACTGCAATAATGCAGGACATAACCAACGGAGAACTAACATGAGACTCAACTACATTGACTATGCAGACCTGCCTTTGTCTGTAATGTTTGTCAAAGGTGACATCGAAGCAATCCATGAATTTTTCAAGGATAACTCAAATGCAATTAATGACTGCAAGCGACCACATGCAATGAGACAAATTGCAAATTGCTTTGCAGAAATACATGCAAAGCTAGAGGAGGTATAACATGAAACATTTTTCAATGAATGACTTCAACTTTCCAGTTGAGCAACAACCAATCCATGACCAGCTTGGCAATATTATCGCTGGTCATCAAGCTGTTGTGCGTACCGATACCGATCAGGTGTTGGGCGTACACGGATCACGCTACAAGATTGTATCACACGATGATGTAGTCAACTCAGTTCTCGACGGAATCAAGACAGCAGATCTATCAGACGATTATGAAGTCAGCGTCGATGTGCTTGAAGACGGTCGCAAGCTAAGAGGTGAGATACTATTTAATAATCTTACTGTTGAACCAGCAGTCGGTGACTACGTTAAGTTCCGAGTCAGCTTCTTTAATAGTTACGATGCGTCTTGGTCCTTCTCTCAGCAAGCCAATGGCTTACGGCTATGGTGTCTCAATGGTTGCACCACACCAGACACAGTAGCGCGCAGTAGATACAAGCACACCGCATCTATCAACGTCGAGGGCGCAGCAGCCAAGGTAATCAATGGGCTTGAACACTTTAAATCTCGCAAGGATGTCTGGCAAAGCTGGATGCAAACCAAGCTAGAGCAACCACAGATCGAGAACTTCTTTAAGAAGACTGTCTGCAAAGCATTCACACGCCAGCAGTCAGTCACCAAGACCAACGAAAAGCAACTAGAAAACTTGCTAAGTATTTGGAGTGACGAGCGCAGCAGCCTCGGCTCCAATAAGTGGGCATTGTACAACTGCCTTACTTACTGGGCTACGCACACACAGGATCTGCGTAAGCCAGAGATCGCTAAGTACAATCGTGAACTACAGATTGCTAGCGCAATGAAGTCAAAACAATGGAACGATATGGTATAAGGAGAACCACCATGCATATCTACAATAGACCAAATATAAACTATGAACTAACCTTAATTACGCCAGACAAAGCAAGTAAATTGCTAGAAATAAACAGTAAGAATCGGCGTATCAATAAAACTAAAGTTGCTCAATATTCAAGAGATTTAATAAACGGTGACTTTGAATACAACGGTCATACAATATGTACATCTAATACAAACATATTGTTAGACGGTCAGCAAAGATTAACTGCTTGTGTTGAAACTGGCATTTCCTTTTGGACAATTATTGTTGGAGGATTAGCTGAACAATGTATGGTTACTATAGATAGCGGCAGAACTAGATCATATTCTGATAGGCTTAAGATAAGAGGCTTTGAAAATTACACTGGGCTTGCTGCAACCATTACTCACTTATGTTTAATAGCAATGAAACATCCAAAGCATGCTGGATTCACAGCATCACAAATGGATGGTGTTCTAGAAAAACATGGAGCAGTAATAGATAGCGTTAAATATGCTGCGGCAACTTTTACAAGATGTGACCCATTGTTAGGCGCAATACATTACATCGCAAAGCAAACAGGTTACGACAATCAAGCTGATGAGTTTATTAAAACTTGGAAGGATGGACAGATAAATTATGAAGATGATCCTGTTCATTACATCAGAGAACTAATTAGTCGAGATGCTCTTCGCCAAAAGAAGATGACTACAGTTCATAAGATGCGCTTAATAATGTTGTCTTGGAATAAGTTTAAAAGTTACGACACCCTTAAAAGCGCAAAGATTAGCAAGCATGCATATGAAATGGATGGCTGGGATTTAAATACATGTAACTTAATTTTATAAGGGAGACCAGCATGCGAATGAGTAAACAACACTATGAATTTATTGCAGATACGATTGGGCCAATGGTAGGTTGGCCCTCTCACCTACATTCAATAGCTGATGAGCTAGAGAAAACTAACCCACGTTTTAATCGTGAAAAGTTTTTGCAACGCGCAACCAAAGCTTGGGAGGACAACCATGACATACCAGATGTTGATGACCACATCCCATATTGAATGCCCAGAGTGCTACGGTCATGGCACTCTGACTTACACTAGGTTTATTAGGCAAGGTTTTGATGTCGATGTAGGCTACGAAGAAGAATACAAAGACACTTGCTTTAACTGCAACGGTGACTGTGAGATTGAAATAGAACCAGAAGATCTTGACAATGATGAGTAACTTGCTGCACTAATGCAGCATGAAATCATATCTTGAATACTTACAAGACAGAGCAAAGGAAACATCTATCTCTTTGCTCTTGTCTTTCAAACGAGCCAGCGTTCCAACGTCAACTTACTATAGATCAATTAATGGAGACACTGAACTAAGGTATGATACAGCAGTGAAAGTAATCAATGCTATCGAAGAACTTCACTCGATACAACAAGCCCGTGAGCATACCGAAAGACTACGCGCTTCTGGTAAAGATATTAACAGACGCTCGGTACGAGCTAAGTTTAAGCCAAGAAGCATTAGCTCATAAAATAGGATGCACTGTATCACTGATTCACAAATGGGAAGCACAGAAGCGTATCCCATCTGGATTCATGCTGATGTGTTGGCTGGATGCTTTAGGCTATGACATCGAAGTCAAAGAAAGGCAGCGCGATTGATTGCATTGCCTGTCAAGTTACTACTATTTGGTTCGTTGCAATACTTAAAAACAATGGCGCAGCTACTTACGAGAAGCATTGGTATGTCTGCCTTCATTGCTATGAGGAGGACAAATGGCAAACCGTAACAAGAACAAAGGAACTTACCACGAAAAGTGGTTCGTCGATTGGCTTACCAAAGCGAAGATCAAAGCGAAAAGACAGCCCCTCTCAGGCAGCTTGGGAGGAGAGTATTCAGGCGACATCAAGCTCGAACTCTTCGGACAAGAACTGGTGGGAGAAGTAAAGTATAGGGATAAGTCTAACTTCCCTAGCCCATTCACAGTATTAGATAGGCGAGACATTGCCTTCTATAAAAGACGGACAGGAAGTCCGCAAACTCTGGTCATCATGAGCGGTGATCAATTCCTTAAACTTATGGAGAACGCAAATGCAGAAAGAAATAACAGCTGAATTTGACGGAGATGATTATGTTTCTGGTCGAGATAAGCCAAGACTTACACAACAAATACATCAAGTAAGAATGTACATGGAAAATAATAACTGGCTATCTGTAAAACAAATCTCAGATGATCTTAATTTTCCAGAGCCAAGTGTGTCTGCGCAAATAAGAAATCTAAGAAAAGAAAAATTTGGCAACAGAATTGTAGAGCGCCGCTATCAAGGTAACGGTTTGTATGAATTTAAACTAATGCCAAAGGACGATGACAATGAAGAAACCTAAATCATTAGGCAATGCAGTAGCTAGCAGTGTGTGGGATGCACACATTACAAAAGCCACAAGCTCACCTCACTATGCCAAAGAGTATAAGAAATATACTTATGTACTGGATGAGTATGAGATTATAGCCAAGCGTATTAAGAACGGCGAACCTGTTGGAGAGCCGTACTTCAAAGGCGAACAGCGAAAAAAGCTGCTTGAGCTTACTAATCTTACTGAAGCTGACCTTAAGAAATATCTTGAGTAAGCTGCAAGTATGCAGTAGTCTAACCTATATAATAAAAGGAGAACTCAATGGAACGTAAAGGTTTCATAGGCGGCAGCGACTGCGTAAAAATTATGAATGGCGACTGGCTTGAGCTATGGCAGATCAAGACTGGTCGCGTAGAATCAGATGACTTGTCTCGCAATATTGCAGTACAACTCGGTAGCTGGACTGAAGACTTCAATCTTAAATGGTTTGAGCAAGAGCATGATTGCGTATTGTCTGGTCATCAAGAAGAGCTAGAAGATATGATCGGTACTGTGCCAGCTAAGGGCATGATCGATGCTCGCTGGGGATCTCGCATTGTCGAGGCCAAGCACACCAATCCATACAAAAATATAGATGATGTTATCGAATACTACATGCCGCAGATACAATTGTACTGCTACTTGTCAGATGCAGATGGCGCATACTTCTCAGTAATCTTTGGCAACAGCAAATGGGAATCAACTTATGTCTCGTACAACCACAAGTATTTCAATTCTATGTGGGCAGTGGTGTCAGACTTCTGGGGTTACGTTATACGCGACGAAGAACCGATTGGTATTCAAACGCCAGACATCTCCATTGACAAGGTTGAGGTGGACAACATGGTCAAGCGAGACGCCAGCACGGATAACCAGTTCATCGACGCAGCAATTACCTACATCGGTGGGTACGAACAGAACCGCGTGTTCGAGAACGCAAAGAAAGATCTTAAACAAATGGTCGGTAGCAACGAGCGAGAAGTTTACTGCGACTACCTTACAATCAAACGAGACAAGCGGGGATCACTCCGCATAACAAGGAGAACCAACAATGACTAATAACCTTGACATCTGGGACAAGCTGGCCTCTTCAGACCCCAAATATCTGAAGAAGGTCAGCTTCGGCAGCCGATCATTCACCGCCATCGATCCACAATACCAAGTCAGAAAGATGACTGAGCAGTTCGGGCCAGTCGGTGAGGGCTGGGGTTGGCACAACACAACAGAGATTGTGCCTGTAAGCAACGGGGACAGCGCTGTACTAGCGCATGTTACTGTCTGGCATACATCGCCAGCAAATTCATTTGGCCCCTTCACAGGGTGCCGTAAGTTCTTTGATGCAGCTAAGGGTCGTATGGCTGAAGATGCACCGAAGATGGCTATCACTGATGGCCTAACCAAAGCACTGTCGCACATTGGCTGTGATGCTGACATCTTCTTAGGTAAGATGGATGGCAATAAGTACGATCAAGACAGTGGTAACAAGAGCAGTGGCTGGTAGTCACACAACACAGGAGCCAGAAGCATGGCAGAATATGACGACACAAACAGAGGCGCAGCCTTCACACCATTCCCAACACAGCAAATGATCTTGCAAGGTAAGGTCAATGTCGAGGGCGTGGATTCAAAAGTAGTTCTTGTTAAAGACCAGACCAAAGACGGTCGTGGTATTGTCGAGGTCTATCAAAAGATGGCCGTGATGTTTGACAACGACAAGAAGGGCAATGATGCAGCACCCGATTACTCTGGCCCCGTTGGTGAAGACAAGCGGATCGCTGGGTGGAGACGCATGAAAGATGGTAAACCTTATATGTCTTTTCAAATAAGCGACAAGCAACAAGGCCAACAAGCTGCATCTTCCCCATTGCAAGAAGATAGCATTCCGTTCTAAGCTAAGCTTAGTTCTCCAGAGGGACGTCCTGCCCTCCTCACAACTGCCTCGCTTAGTCAGATCACTCTGCATAGCGGGGCTTTTTTTTACTCAAAGGAGTTCATCATGAGGTTAAATAATAAAAAATTAATAGAGTTAAGAAAAGAAAAAGGAATAACTCAAACAACAATGTCTAAAGATCTTAACTTACAACAAGGTAATCTTTCTCGCTATGAAAAAGGGTCTGTTGAAAATCCATCTGCAGCAGTAGTTAAGGCAATAGCAAATTATCTTGAGTGTAATATGGAGGATCTTCTTATAACTGGAAAAGAAGATAGCCAAACAATTCCAAATCGAATTGATATTCATGTTCATTTTCATTGGGGAGAATAATTAATGGAAACATGGAAACAAATGGAAGCTCGGCATCGCCGTGAAAAACTAGAGCTAGTAAAAGCATTGGCGCAATCTCGCTGCACTCAAACACAAGCAGCAAAAATACTTGACGTAAAACTATCTGGCCTCAATAATTTCATTCATCGCAATAACATATTCTGGCCTGTCGTAGAGCAAGGGAGAAAGCAATGAAGGTACACCGCGCACATGAAGTAGAGTTAGACTTTCTCAAGCGCAGAGTTGATACGCTAATCGATGAAGAAAACAGAACTGATCCACACCCAAATGTAAAACAAGATCTATGGGCAGCACGTTCTGAACTAAACCAATTCGTAAACAAACTAAGGAAAGAGGGCTATCACATATGACGGAAGAACAATTACTAGCCGCCATGCTTGAAGACGCAAAGCAAGTTAATAAAAGAGCTAGAGAAAGAGATGGGCAAAGCCGATTTCTAAAACAAAACAATACTGATTATTATATGGGCGGCAAAGATGCCAAACCAGAAACAAGAGAAATAATCAGACTGGCTTTAGAAGGCAAAGACAAAGACTCTATATGCAGACGCATGTCCTTCATGGGATACAGTCGCGCTTTAACTATAAAGACTTTATCTCGTCACTCAAATAAAATTAATAAGGCTAAAGCATTAGCTCAAAATGAGGGCCATCAATAAATGGCCTTCGACCCTGCTCTCTTCGCCTATCAACATAAGCATTCATAGCATCTTCCATTGTGCCTTCCCACTTACGAATGTCAGGTACATGCCAAGCTGCTCCCCAGCGGACACTCACCCCAGCAGCATTGGCACCTTCCTTCATAGCGTCAGCCAAATCGTCATACAGATTAAGCTCCCAAGAACCACGGCCCTCAATGTAAGCCATCAGATCAACAGCTAATCCATCCAAGTGCTTTGACTTCATAGTCTGACTAGCACCTTTAGCTACTAATGCTTTCTGCATTTCTAAGGTACGCAAGCCTTGAATAACTCCGAAGTCTGTCTTTGTTGCTGTGATTGCAAACTTAACTACAGAAACCATGCGCTCATCTACGCCCTGCATTCTATCAAGACTGCGCTGCGATAATTTAAAACTCATTTCTTTAATCCCTTCATGGTGCGGATTCCAAAGCTTGCAGCTATTGAAGCGTACATTCCCCATTGTACCCACATTGGACAGTTAGATAAATTATCAAAGCCAACACGCATTGCATCCTGCCAACTTGGTATAAAATTAGCGCAAAGAATAGCTACAAAAACTATAGTCCATAGCTCATCTTTCCAACTATCCTTCGATGCTTCAATAGCTGACTGCTCCCAGTCCATCTCACCAGTAGCTTGCTTGAGTTTGATCTCTGCATTAGCCTTCTGGATTGCAGTCTTACCGTCTAAGTAACTAGTAGCTAGCCCACCAACTGCACCTATAATCTGACCAATCATTTCTCATGCCCTACCCATACTGCAAAAGCACCCGTGAGAGCGCCTGTAACGGTGGCTGTGAGCGCAGTAGCCTGTGTGCTTACCACATCCTGCGGCAAGGACATAAACCACTCTATGACGCGAATATACATGATGGTCATAACAAGCATCATAAGCCGAGGCATGAGTTTCCATGCCAGTATCTTTTCCATAGCTATAGTCATCTGATACCTTTCAAAAATTCAGTGAAGAAATATAAAACAACAACACCTCCAACACTTAAGCAAACAGCAATGCCCCAAGTAATATATTTGATTGTAGCTGCTATTTGTTTCTGACGCTTTTCAGCTTCTTTCTTTCGCTGAACGCGCATCTTGGCCTCAAAAGCCAAGAAGGAATCCCAAGTGCCGGGCTTCCCGTACAATCTGCAAATGGATTCTAATTCTTTTCTTTGTTCTTGTATCTGTTGCAAAGCAATGAACTCATCAAAGTCATCAGCAGATTTGCCCATGATCTTAGAAAACAATCCATCTTTCTTGCGGTTGCCTCTAGCTTTTAGTTCCTCTTCAGAGCTTACAAGATTTTTAAGAGGTGCCAGAAAATCCGACACCTCCTTGCCATTAGAAACAAATTTCTTAATTGTGCTGTAAGCAGCGTTAGCTGCTGCTAATTCAGCAAGCATGGTTTACCCCATCATATTTATGCGAAGAAGCAGAGCTATGATAAAGGCAGACGCACCAATAACAATCGCTTCTAAACGCTTTACGCGGTTAAACAAGTCTTTGAATTGAATATCCATCTCGGTTTTAATAGCCACGATTTCCTTCTCCAATCCATCAATGCGCGTGTG